CCCAGCACTTACAGCAACACATCCAGTTCCTTTCCCAAACCAACCCGAACCTCGCCAAGCAGATCGGCGCACAGATTATGAAGGCCATGCAGACTGAGACCAAGAATGCTCAGTTCCAGCAGATGTTACCGCAGTGAATATCGTAGACGTTGACATGTCGGATATCAGGGAAAGGCTCGCAAGAATGGAAGAGCGTCAGGTCAGCCTATGTTCCATGCTTGAGCGGAGCCTCTCTAACTACGGGGATCTTGTGAATCGGGTGACGGCACTCGAGAAACTTAAAGGACATTTCTACCTAGCAGCTGCCATTGTCGGCACGGCTGTCTCCATATCTTGGGAGTTAATCAAGACCAAGTTCTTTAACAAAGGATAATACCATGCCCAGCAATCAAGAGTTTTTCGATGCAATCAAAAATATATCGGTAGATGCCGATACGCTTAATCTCAATACCGATCAGGTGGAGAGTAAGCTCGACACGGCTAATGGTTTGCTAACTACGCTTTCTGCTGATACTGCAATCATAAAGGCCGACATGGCTGATGGTGTCGCAGTAAGAGAAACATCAACTACTGGCGCAACGCCAACTACTTTTGATAGCACATCATACGCCACAATTTCAGCGAGCAACGCAAACAGGAAGGGGCTCGCCATTTTTAATGAGGGTGCTGGATTATTATATGTAACCCTTGGGACATCCACGACAACTTCGAGCCTATATACAGTTAGGCTTTCTGCTGGTGATTATTACGAGGTTCCATTTGGATACACTGGTTTAGTGGGTGGCATATTCGCCACGGCAGGAACGGCTAGGGTGACGCAAGTTAGCTAAGGAGCGAGAGATGCCACTAACTAAAAATACATTCACGGCTTCTAGCATATCAGACTCTACAACCGCTGGAAGGGCTTTGCTGACTGCGGGTAGTGTCCAAGCCCAAAGGACTGCTTTGGATATATTTCTTTCTTATGCCAACCTAGCGTCTTTTCCCGCAAGCGGAAACCTTCAAAGACTCTATCTCGCTTTAGATACGGCAAAAACTTATGTATGGAATGGGTCTGGATACACCGAGGTAAGCCCCAACCAACACGCAAGAACTGGAACAAACAATATAGCAGTTGGGGAAACTGCTTTATCAAGTGCCTCTCTTTCTGGGTTCAGCAATACAGCAGTTGGAGCTGATGCCCTTGCATCAAACACAAGTGCAAGTTTTAACACGGCCATCGGAGCAAGCGCCCTACAAAACTGCACAACGGGAAGTGCAAACACAGCCATAGGCACACAAACTCTTATGTATAACACGGGAAGCAACAATACCGCCATAGGAGCAGAAGCTCTAAAAAATAACACAAGTGGGAGTTCAAATGTAGCCATTGGTCGTAGCGTACTTAGTGCAAACACAACTGGACAATCCAATACAGCCGTTGGATTTAATTCACTTTTTTTAAATACAACAGGTAGCAATGGCACAGCCTTTGGGCAAAGTGCCCTATCAAAAAACAGTACTGGAGATGCCAATACCGCCGTTGGCTCTGGTTCTCTTTTACAAAATACAACTGGAAGCAACAACACGGCCTTGGGAGCAGGTGCGCTTTACTTAAGTACAACTGGTGGCAATAGCACAGCAGTTGGAACAAATGCTCTGCGAAATAATACGACTGGAAGCAACAACACGGCTTTAGGCTCAAGCGCACTTGAGGCAAATACCACAGGAGAAAACAACACAGCCTTTGGACTGAATGCTCTCAAAAGCAATACAGAGGGAGTTAATAATGTTGCTATGGGAATTAGTGCATTACATAGCAACACGACTGGTTATAATAATAGTAGTTTAGGGCAGGGTTCTTTATATAACTGTACTACTGGACACTCAAACTCTGCTCTAGGACTAAATGCTGGATTTACTATAACTACTGGAAGTAGAAACACTCTACTTGGAACACAGTCCGATGTTGATGCACAATCTAGAAATAATTGCGTTGTGATTGGTGCGAACACAATCTCTCCCGCAGTTAATGGCTCCCTTTCGATAGGAGCTAATATTGGATCGGGGAATGAAATGACAAATCTAGTGACTAGCTCTGGTGGTTCTATCGCCAATCAAGACCTTATTATTTATCTCAACGGCACAAGGTATCGAATTGCCCTAAAAACATAATGCCACTCTTCCTGCTCACTATCTTACTAGGCTCATGCTCGCCAAAGCCAACTGAAAGCGACTCACAGCTTCCTAGGTATTCTGATATGTCAGCGGCTCACGATGCAATGAACGCAAAATGAGCACCGACGATCAAGCAATCCAAGCCCTCCAATACCTCCTAGACGAAGGCTTTATCTCTCTTGGGTATATCGACGGAAAGCCTTCTGTGTGTCTAACGACAAGTGTGGAGGAAGCTCAGAAGGTAATTAAAGCTATGGCAAAAGATACAGCTGATTGGTGGAAAAAATGAATTGGCTAGTTAAAGCTGCAATCTGGTTCTTCCTACCACAGCACGACAGAAATATCTTTCTCGAGGCTTGCAAGCTGGCATCCATGCAAATCGAGCAGCAGGATGACACCGAGTACTACGGTGGAACCAAGCATGCCATTGCCTATGAACGCATTCGGACGATCCTAGTGAAAAGCGGTTACGCCAAGTCAGACATAACTGGGGCAGTCATTCATATGGCTATTGCGCTCAGATATCTGCAAAGCATCCGATAGTAGTTGACTCGCCCCCGACCAGTCTTACATTACCTACATGAACTGGATTACCGAAAACTTCGCAAATATCATGGCTGTGGTTGGGGCTGTAATCGTGCTGGCTCGCATTATTGTTAAGCTGACACCAACCCCTGCGGATGATGGCGTTCTAGACAAGATCGTTGCCGTCCTTAAAACACTCGGCCTTCATATCAACGACAAGTGATTCGTCTTATTGGAGCCGTCATTGACCTCGTCTTGAGGCTAATGCCGACACCAAGGGAGCAAGTAGATTCGGCATCCAAGAAAAAGAGGGATGAGAATCAGGATAGAATCAATCGTACTTTCACTGGCACTAGCGGTATCCCTTGGTGGGTGCGCTAGTACAGGTGCGAGATATCTCCCTCCAGACACAATAACTTTCCTTACAACCGACTATCGGTTTAAGGCTGTGATGAATGGTGGGGAGGATGTGAAAGGATGGGCAAGAGATGCACTCTCAACAATCAATGAGCTTCAATACCAGCTCGAACTCGAGCGAAACAAATGATCACCCGTGCGAAGATAGAGTCCATATATCAGGATATCCTCAAGGGATTAGAGCCTACCTTCGCAGCTCGGGTGGCTGCATGGAGGGATGCGGTTATTGCGGGCGGTGTGATTCCGTATGTTTACTGCGGTCACAGGACACCACAGGAGCAGCAGGATCTATACGAGCAGGGTAGGACAAAGGCTGGGCGCATCGTCACAAATGCGATGGGCTTGCCTGTACCCCAGAGCTTTCATTGTTACGGAAGGGCGATTGACTGGGTGCCCGTATTAAAAGTTAAAGAGGACGGATACGAGGCAGACTGGGGAAACATCCATAAGTACGGCATGGGGATTGAGAACGGGAAACTCTATAACCTGCAGGCACTTACATGGGAACGTCCTCATCTGCAGGACGGGTACTTCAAGGACTGGAGAGATCTGGCAAGGCTAGAGCGTAACGAGCCAAAGCAGGAGCCAGTCGTACAGAAGACCCAAAAGAAAACTAAGATAAAAGCAGGGCTGATACCCCGCCAAAAATAATAACTGTTTAGCAGTTGACAGTAGCCAGTTGAGCTGTAGCACTTTCCACAAGTGGCGACACTATACAAATTCATCAGGGCTTTTTCCGCAGCTTGGCGTGTCTTTTCTTTTTCTAATTCATCGCAAGCGAAGTGGATCGATGAAGATCGTACCGCACTTGTTCAATTTCTAAACTCTCGGTCTGGTGCAAGACTGAAAATACTTTTGCTTGGATACTGCGCTCTTCGGGATGCCCGAGCCTGCATGGCTGGTGGCAATCCGTTTGAGGCTGGTAAGTCGATTGGCTGTCGAGAGATGGTCAGTTACCTAGACTATCTAGGTGCCAGTGATCTAAGTAAAGATTCCGAGCCTGCCAGCGAAGGGGACATGGCAGATCTCGGTCATTTAGTCCCCTAAACTTCGGGAAAGAAAGGACTCCGTTATGTCCAATGAAGCAGTATTAACCGAACCAGCAACGACACCTCAATCGGGTGAAACGAGCGGGGCAGGTAAGAGTATTGATGCTGAGTTACAGGAACTCGGAAAACTAGCAGCACAGGTCGATGGCTTTTCCGAACCCAAGGTCGAAGCACAAGCTCCCCGTAAAACAGACGGACTCCCGTCTGCGGGTCAGAAGGAAACGGCTGAAAAAGCCACTCGTCGCACAGCATCCGCAACAGATTCTGCAAGCGAAGATCCAATCACCAAGGAAATCAAAAGCCTTGATGTTGGTGAAGAACGCCAGAAAAGCCGAGATCGTCTCGGCAATCTCTGGGAGCAGTTCAATCAAAAGCAGAAGGAGTTTGCGGAGCAACGGGCAAAACTGGAACAGGAGGTTGAGCAACTTAGAGCTGCTCCTCCTCGTAATTCCCGTGAAGCCTACACACCAGAAGAACTCCGTCAGTACGCTAAGGACTGGGAGGACGAAGGTCGTGATGATCTAGCTGCCGAAGCTCGCAAAAAAGCAAATACTATCGAGGAGGATGACCTTCGCAGGTCTCGTATCCAAGCCGATCAGCAAGCTAAATTCGAGAGTCGTGTACGCCAGAACTGGGACAGTCTTGTAAAAGAGAACCCAGACCTAACGGATAAGTCTTCTGATCTATATCAGACCACTATGTCCTATATGGGACATCAAGATCCAATGGTGAAGGACTTCTTGAACCGTCATCCAGACGGTCTTGTCCTTGCCAATGCGCTGGCAAAGCTGCAACTCGCTGGGGAGTCTGCTGCGGATGTTGTGAAAGAGAACGAGCGGTTAAAGGCCGAAAATCAAAAACTGAAAGGAAGAATGTCACTTGGATCTTCCAATCCTTCTGCGCCTATGGGCGACAAGAAGATTACTGATATGAGTACAGCGGAAGCTGAGTCTTATGTCAGGAACTTGGCGATGCAAGCTGACGGCTTCTAATCAGTTCTATTGAGGTAAAACAATATGGCTATGATGACTCAAGGTAACCCAGCTTCGTTGGGGGATCAGTTTCAGGCTTTGTTCTCCAAAAAACTTCTGGACGGCGTTGCTGAAACGCTCGTTCTGAACAATTACGGAACGAAGTATGACCTGCCCTCCAACACTGGGAACAACAGCATCACCATGTTCCAGTGGAATACCACAGCCGATGGCACTAATGTGAGCAATCTGACCGAAGGAACCCCGATTTCATCTTATCGTGAAGTTGGACTCCGTAAGATCAATGTTCCCCTTACGCAAGTCGGTGAAGCACTCAAGGTCACAGATATCCTTAACTACAGCCAGCTGTTCTCAGCCCTGCAGGAAGGTATCCGTGCCTTGACGCTTGATGCGTCTCTCCACTTGGACACCGTTGTTCGTAATGCCCTTCAGGGTGTGACCGCAGCTGCTGGTATCGCAAATACTATCGCAGCAGCCCGCACTCAGGACATCTACGGCAATACCGTCAGCAAGATCTATGCTGGTGCAGCGACTGATTTCGCTACACTTGCAACCGCTGGTGCAGGCTCTACCCCTGTTTACCTGACCCCTTCCGACCTTTTGGATGCAGCTACGCTCATCCGCTTGGATAAGAATGTCAGCTTAAACGAAGAGTTTAACGCTATCGTTGATCCGACTGTCGCTGGTGATCTGCTCAAGGATTCTACCGTTGTTAACATCGCACAATACAATACCAAAACTGGTGTCTCTGACATTGTCAAAGGCCAGCTCGGTCAAATCTATGGTGTGAATGTACAACAGCACACGAATGCTTGGAAAGAATCCACTGAAGGAACTTATTCTTCATCTGGACACACGGTCTCGACATATGTTCTTACGAATGGTGCCTTTGGTACGGTCAACTACGGTGGCCAGTCCCCTTACGCTCCTTCCGTTGTTATCGTGGATAAACCCGATAAATCTGATATTCTCAACCAGAATATCTATGCTGGATGGAAAGCGCATTGGGCTGTTCAAATCTTGAACGCCAAGAAGGCTCGTGTTCTTAAGAGCAGAACTCGCACGATCAGCTCGTAACTCTTTAACTAGAGTCGTGACTTGGGGTACGTCCCCGCAAGTCTAGAGAACCCCCCAGCAATGGGGGGTTTTCTATTTACAGGATTAGCTATAACTGCTAAACAGATGGCATGCCAGCATACGAGTATCGTGAGGCTGACGGGTCTAAGACCATCAGAGTTCTTCCAGTGGAAGACAGGGACAAGTTCCCCAACAGGGTTACCGTACCTTCCAGCATTGCTTTTATCGGGACTGCCTATGATCCCACAATTACCGCAAACAAGATCAGGGCAGGGTACAAGGCTATCGAATCCAAGGGTGGATTCATCAAGACCCCAAGGCGTGTGTTTGAAAAGGCTTGGGGTAGCCACGACACCAAGACGGTTATGCGTAAGGGGACGGCAGTAAATGTCGTATAAAAGCCCAGCTTGGCAGCGCAAGGAGGGGAAAGATCCATCTGGTGGACTTAACGAGGCTGGCAGGCGTAGCTACAATCGGTCTACGGGAGGCAATCTAAAGGCACCAGCACCCAATCCAAAGACCGACAGCGATAGAGAAAGAAGGAAGGCTTTTTGCGCCAGAATGCTTGGCATGAAGAAAAAGCTGACATCTAGCTCGACAGCCAAAGATCCAGATTCACGAATCAATAAATCGCTGAGGGCTTGGAACTGCTAGGTGAAAGAGGGCAAGAAGTTCGGCGAGCTGGCCGAACAGATGTTCTGCTTGGAGGTTCTTAAGAGGGGCGGGGTTCCCTGTAAGCCTATTGGAGACTCCCAGCCATACGATTGGCTGGTTGTTTCAAGGGGTAGAATCTACAAGGTTCAGGTCAAAAGTAGCTGGATGACAGTGTTAAACAGGGTTGGATCTAGGTCTACAAGCAGGTGCAGGGTAAACGTAAGCCATAGGACATCTAAGAAGGCTGTATATAAAAAAAATGACATTGATCATATGGCTATATGGCTTGAGCCGTTTGGGTCTTGGATGATTATGCCCATAGCGAAACTTGGCAGTAAGAAGACCATGCAGGTACGGAGGGCTGATTGCGAAAGCCCCAGCTGGTCTCTTTTAGGTTTATAATAACTGCTCTTGACTGCTAAGAAGCTACCAATAGAGTACCCAAGAGATGCCGAATTTTACCAAAGGGAAGACATTTACCTCAACTGAGGAGCTGACAAACACGAAGCTCCATCAGCTTGTGGAAGATGCGAGCATGAACGTGACAGCCATCACAAGCCTCACAGCCCTTACAGATCCTGTTGCAAATACCGACACGCTTCCAATCGCTGATGACAGCGCAACAGCAATCCGCAAGGTTGCTGCCTCAAACTTTCTAAAGAAGAACGCCTCGGCAATCTTTGATGCGGGTACGACCAGAGTTACTGGTATTGCAACTCCAGTATCTGCAAGTGATGCCACGACCAAGGCGTATGTAGATTCTATTGCTGTGCTTGCTGGAAATTTACCCCAAGTAACCGCTGCGAATAATGGAGGCGTATTAGTTGTTTCTGGCGGAACTTGGACTGGAGTAGACTCAAATGCTATTGGCACTAGCCAGATCCAGCAGGGCGCAGTCATTGCCTCGAAACTGGAGGACAGCACAGTAGTGGCTGGAACTTATGGTGCCTCGACATCGATCCCGCAAATTACTGTTGACGCAAAAGGAAGGGTAACGGGCGTAATTCAAGTAAATGCAGTGCCAAGCAATTTATCTGTTAATACAGATCAGCTGGTAGACTCAGCTGTTAGGTCGGCAAAGATATATGATGGGGCGGTAACCCGACCGAAAATAGAAGATCTTGCTGTGGATAACGGTAAGATAGCAAACCTAACAATCGAGAACGGTAAAATAGCAAACTCAACAATCGAGCCAGCAAAACTAAACTCTGGTGGGGCACTTTTCTTTAGCGCAGCAGGCAATGTGGGTGTCGGCACGAATACGCCATCAACAAAGTTTCATGTAAACGGAGTTATCACTCACACCGCTGGGACTATTGGTTCTAACGCTAATGGGACAAGAACAGTTACATCAGTAACTACCACACCCACAGGCGGGGTAGATGGTGACATCGTATATGTTATTTAACCAATGCCGACTACATACATTAGAAATGGTGGAACTTGGCCGAAAGTAAAAAAAGCCTTCATAAGGAACGGTGGCGTTTGGTCTGAGATAAAGACTATTTGGGTTCGGAACTCGGGAGCATGGAGCAAATACTTCGTTAACCTAGTTACCGTAAATGTTGTTCAGTCACAGAATAACATAAACCTAAAAACCCTTTATGTTAACCAGACTGGCGAAAACCCGAGCAGTAGTGTTTCGGTCTTATTTAATATAAACGCAAATATGGGCAGTACCAGTGCGTCAACCCCATCTATTGTTACAGATTCATGGCCATCTGGATCTGAGATAACTATAAGCATTGCAAACGGTGTGTATGTTGCAGGGGCGGGTGGTGGTGCTAATACGGGGGGAGGTAGCGGGATTTCGCTGGGTCATAATGTTACAATAGTAAATAATGGTGTAATTGCTGGTGGCGGGGGTGGAGGTGGGTCTGTTGGTTATCAAGACAAGTCAGGTACGGGTGGATCGGGTGCTGGCCTAGTTAATGGATTTCTTTACAATGCAACAGCTGGTACAGGCTTTTCTGGCTCTATATTTGGATCTGCTTATTATGCCAACGCTGGTGCGGGTGGGGCTTTGGGTACTGCTGGTTCAGGTGCAAGCAGTAATTTGAATTTCGCAAGCTACGCCCCCGCTGGGGCAGGTGGTAGTTCCATACAGGCGAATGGCTACACTGCTACAATTTCTGGAAGCGGAAGCCGAATAAACTAGAAAGAAAATAAAATATGAAGCTATTGAAAAAACAAATAGGAACTATTAAATGACGCTCGACCAGATCGCCAACCAAGTCTGCATCAAGACCCACGACACATCAGTTGGGGCGGTGGCTGCTGTTAAAACATTTTGCAGGAATCGCTACCAAATGATCTGGGATAGCCAGCTTTGGGCAAACAGCATGGCTGTGACCACTCAGGCCATCAGCTCGGGAAGTTCTATTGTCACAATCTCCGACACGAACATGGATCTCCCCGTCGCAGTCAAGATCGGCACAACCGCAATCGACCCAGCCAACTACGGCTCGGCATTTATGATGGCACCAAGCTCTTTCACTGAGTCTGGCAACACAACATCCTTCGTGATCCTTTCAAGGTCTGACGCTGGAAATATCAGGCTTCAGCTTTTGAGTGCCCCATCTGAAAGCGGAACCCTTTCAGTTCTGTGCAAGACCAAGATCCGTGTAACAAACAACGGCGTGTCTGCCTATCGCTCAATGGAGCAGGATGACGATGTGTGCGTGATCAATACTGCAGAGCAAGCACTACTTACCCTTGTCGAGGCCGACATGCTGGAATACAAGCAGGCTTACGCCAAGGCTCAGGCCAAACAGTCTGAAGCCCTTACTCTTTTATCATTAGCCCGAAACGTCGAGCGTTCACAAGGTGCGTCCCGCTTCGAGGTTTCAGCTGCGTTTAACGGTGAGTGGAGCCGTGATGACTGGGACTACGGGGGAAGCACGATCAGCTTCCAATAAGCCATGCCTATTATTTTTGACGAAGCCCTAGATACGCCTCTGGTCTTCGACGGGCAGAGGCAGTTTAGCGGTGGGGAAGACTCTAACACTCAGGCGAGAATCTTGGGTGAGAACCAGTGTACCAGTCTGGTCAATGTCGAGTTAGACGAGAACGGGCTTGTTCATACTAGGCTTGGCCTTGTTCTTACTCCTTCCACTGGGGTTAACTCCTATATTAGCGGTCTGGCTTCCTACCGAAACACAAGCACAACGCAGATGGTTGCATTCTTTGGTGGGAATCTTAAGTACCTGTCAACTTGGGCTACTGGATGGCAGACTGGAGCATCATCTACATATACATCTGGGAATAGAGTCTATACGGCTACAGTAGCAGATAAGCTCTACTTTGTGGATGGCTCAGCAGCTGGTCAGCTGAAGTACTGGGATGGCTCTGCTGTGACCACCGTGCCAACAAGTGGCGCAGTATCAGCCCCTGCTGGGATTAATAGGTTAATCAGCACAAGGGGCAGGTTGTTTGCCGTAACCGAAAGCAATCCAGATACCCTTTATGTTGGTGATTTTCTGACATCTAACTTTGACACCATATTAAATGCGATAAGGATTGGTGGAGATTCATCTCCCATCACGGCAATCGTCGAATGGACTGGTGACCGTATCGCAGTCTTTAAGGAGAACAGGGTATTTGTTGTAAGTGGTATTACCCAGACTTCTGCGGGTGGTTTCTCAGTCGAAACAGTTGAGAACGCCAACGGTGCCCTGAGCCAGTCGGCAACGCTTAGGGTTGGATCTGATGTTATGTTTATGTCCCGTGACGGAGTTCGGCTTCTGAGCCGTACACTGCAGGGACAGGAGCAAGCGGTCAGCCTTCCGATATCGCTGCCAATCGAGGACAAGATCAAGCAGATCGATATTACCCAACCAAGCGAGATCTCGATGGTATTCCATGAGAACACGGTGATCCTTTCCGCAAAGACGGTGGCGGGTGGTACTATCACAGTTGCTTTTGATACATCCAACAAATGCTGGGTTGGTGAGTGGTCTGGCAGGTTCTATCCGTATTCTGGAGTTCAGGCATCCAACGGGATCACACTACCGAATACAGTTGCTGCAACTGCACTGTTTACTGGCCTCGTGATTGGAGATCGAAGCGGGAGGATTTACATGTGGAGAAGGGGACATAACTTTGGCTCTTCAACTGCTCTTACATATTCTGATGACGCATCCACGCCGAATGCTGGCGGGGTCGGAATCCCGACAAGCATTGCCACAAGAGGAATGACATTCGCCGAAGCTGGCTCGAGAAAGTTGGGTAACAAGAGCGAGATCGAGTTCTACAACTCAGATGCTGTTGCCACGATTGAATACTTAATGGACAACGGGGACTGGGAGACACTGAGTACTGCTCAAACGGCAAGCTCACCTCTTAACCTTCCGTTCAACCTTCCGCAGTACATGGACGGCTTCCCGCCAATCCAGACTCATGGTGACACTATGATCGATCTGGACTACTTCAGGGAAATCATATTTAGGGTCAGCTCGGCCTCTGGTTATCTGGCAGTCCGTGGCATGTCCATATCCGCATACCTACAGCCCTACCTAGTCACTTGACATCTGCCAACTGCTAGGCATACAGAAGCATATATATGGGAGGAGGAGGATCACAACCAGCACCAGCACCAGACCCCTACGCTGAAGATCGTGTAGATCAAAAGAGGCGTAGAGAGGCTTACGAAAAGGAGCGTCAAGAGGTTTACATTCCCAAGTCCAAGGAGATGATTGCCTCCAGCGATGCCCAGCGCAACGAGTGGTACAAGATGGTTAATCAGTACTACCGTGATACCAACCCCCTTCGTAAAGTAGCTGTCACAGATTACTCGGTTCCAGAGGATCAGCGTGGCCTCGGGGTTTGAGGAAGACTTAGACTCGATTCAGTCGTTCGTTCAGGAACACTACAGCCCCTCAATGTGTTGGGGCGATTTCAAGCCTTGGATGCGGTGGTACCGTGAAAACAAGCTGCTTGGCTATATCAAAGGTAAAGACGGAATAGAGGCTATGGCTATGGTCAGGTTTGTTGACACCGTCCAGAGGGCTATAGAAGACCCATACTACAGCGACCCCTACTGCGACATATGCTGGATCGAGCTGGTCATAGCCCCGAAGGCAGAGAACCTAGCTAGACTCATAGACCTCCTTCTTACCGTATGGGGTGATAGGCCAAAGTTCGCTGCAAGAAGGAATCACCTTGGTGGGGTTATAAAAGAGTACCCATTTTCAGTCCTGTCCAGACTCTCTTATAAAGGCTTGACCCGTCTGCTTTCAGCTTCTAAACAGATATAGATAACAAACTAATATGGGTTCACCTCCTTCACCTCCTCCTGCACCGCCACCCCCTCCGTCTGTATCTCCAGCCGACACTGGTGCAGCCAACAAGGAGGCAATGGAATACTACGCAACGATGGGGTATCCGCTTACCCTAGAAGCATATCGTCAGGGGAAGGAAGCAAGCGTACCGACTGATATCGATATCATGCGTAAGACCTCGGACGCACAGGTCGAAAACGCAATCACACTTTCAAAGAAATACGGCACCGATGCCGTAGCAGAACAACGCAGAATCTTGGAGATGGCAGACCCCGAGCGGTTTAAGGCCAACCAACAGCTCGGTGAAAAGATCTCTAGTGAACTTGCTTTGGGATCTAGCCTCTCAGCCGATCAGGCTCGTACAGCAGAACAGGATATCCGTTCTTCTCAGGCAGCTCGTGGAAACATGTATGGTAACGCAGCCAGTGCTGCCGAAGTTCTCGCTAAGTTTAACGTGGGTCAGCAACTCCAACAGCAACGGATCGCAAATACGCAGAGCTATCTAGGTCTTGCCCCGATTGCCAACGGACAGATTGG